ACGATATTCGGATCATTCCACATGCTGTCAGGAATGCATGAACAAGGATTGTTTATATCAGTAACTTTAAATTTTTTTGTAGCACCCGCAACTTCTAATTGTAACAATATGCCTTTTTGCATAGTTAAATAATATTATTACAAGCTCTTCAAAGACACTACGATTAATCATTTAAGAATTTAACAAATTTTGTTTAATGATATTATAAATTTTCTTACAGATAATATCATTATCACAATCATCTAACGTTAATTCAAATTTATCATCTTTTATCCACGAAGCAACATTATCGAATTTAGCTTCATGTGCAGACCATTCGACGTATCGTTTATTATCAATGATAACAATTTTAAAATACATGTCTAATCCAAACTTAGACTTAAGCTCTTTTATGATATCGTCACATGTAGTGTAACAAACAACATCATCAAGTAAGCCGTCATACAACTTTCTTTTTTTATCTTGTTTGTCTTTTATTTTTAATAATTCATTCATTTATTCTATCCTCATTTTTCTTGTCAAAACAGCAACATCACCTTTGTTAAGCTTTCCAGAATTTCCTTTAAACGCAGACGTATGATAATCAAAAGCAACCATATACTCTTGACGCTCTTGCGTAGCTTCCATCCATAACCAATAATCTTGCTCACCTTGCTCGCATAACCACGTGACAAATTCTTCAGCTTGGTCATCAGTTTCAAATTCAAAAGTTACTTTTTTCATAGTTTATTTCCATTCAATCATTAATTCTTATTTCAAAAAGGCAAAGGAAGAAGAACAGTATTTGTTATATTATGTTCGTCATCGATTTCACCTTCAAATAACCACATAACTTTATCATCAATACTAAATCTAAATTTTGAACTAAATTTACCGTCTGCTATTTTTGTATAACCATACCAAGATTTAAATCTTGTTAGCTTATCGATGTCATATCCTTTGACATATTTGTATTTACTAATATGTTTCGCGTTAACATGGTGCAACATTTCGTAAAGACTTGCTTTCAAAAGTAAATTGCTTCCTTCACGTACATCTTGAAGATATTGTATGAATGTTTCTTTAATAACTTTTGACTTTTTAGAAGTTGATATTCTTTCTTTAATTTTAGGATTAATTTCACTACTAATAGCTTGAAGAGATATTTTTTGGTTTTGCTTAATAAGTGTAGCGTCAATTAAGTTTAAATCTTTGCAACGTATATTGTGATGTCGTGCAAGTTGTATAGTTTTATTTAAAACAATTACTTTCAAAAATCCATATAATGCTTCATAAAAATCATTACAAATAATAATTTCATCACCAGCGTTTAGTTTAAGTTTAACAGAAACGCTATCTTCAGCTCGAGAATATGCATACGAGAGCTGGTGCGAAGATAATTGTTTTACAACACAGCTTTTATTGATGATAAATCTATCACCCTTAGTTGGATAATGAAATTTAATATTCACAATTAATTTTATTCAACAATTAAAATACGTAACATGACAAATTAACTTATTTTTTGCAAACAGGACATTTCTTTTTATGAAGGTCCTTAAATTTTTTCAATTGCGGCTCAAGATTTTTTAAAGCTTTATCAATTTCAACACGAGATGCTTCACGCTCCCATGTAAGTTCAAGTTCATTGTCATTTTTAGATTTTTTTACAGTTTTTTTACTCGAAAGTAACTCAAGTTGTTTTCTAGCATCATAACTGCGGCGCCATAAAGGCCATTTGGCAACTTTTTTTGATGCTGAATTAAGCACATATTTTAGTAATTCAATGTCGTCTTTTTCTTTCATGAGCATTTTGACCATGAACATTTCGTGCAGGTCATACATCCTTCAATATACGCAAGTGACGTACTTGAACAATTAGGGCAAGCTTTACCTTTAACACTTGTTCCGTCTTTAATATATGTCTTCAAAACGCGTGATATGCACTTCGAAAATGAAAACATATCTGCGTTTTTATCTTTTTGAAGCTGGTCAACAACAAGTTCAATACTTGCACCGTGGCGTAATATTAACGAAATAAGACGCGTTGTCGCAGACTGATTAGGATTATCAAACTGTTCAACAATATTTTTGATTAAAAATCCTTCACCATTTCCTAACCTTAAATCGTATGTTGAATTCGTCGTTTTTCGTGAATTTTTTATGATGATACCAACATCATATTTCTTTAAAACTTCAATCTGTGATGACAACCCTCCAAAAACTTCATATGGTCTCCCGTCATGCAGACCGACCAACACAGTCCAAGCTTCGCCTTTCACTTGCATATGATGTATTTTGCAAGGAAGCTCTTTTGGTCTATCACTTGATTTCTTATCATCAATTTGCTTTTTATCATCTCCTTCATTCTCAATAAGCACACCAGCTCTTGAACCTGCTCGATATATCGTAAAACCTTTACAACCCTTTTTCCATGCACGCATATACACATTAGAAACTAATGATACATCTACGTTGTTAGGCAAATTGCACGTTTTTGAAATTGAATGTTCTATCCATTTTTGAGCCACAGCTTGCATATCGACTGACATTTCCCAATTTATATCAGCCGACGTGGCGCCATAATATGGACTATTTTTAACGTCTGTATCACCCGTCACATCCATCCATTGCTTAACACCTGGATGATAAACAACATACTCTTGCCATCTATCACCCATGTCATCAATAAAATCGACACGAACATTAACATCATTTTGTGTCAATTTGCGGCGCCTGATATATGACAATAAGAAGACTGGTTCAATGCCCGACGTCGATTGCGTTTGACTTGATACTGACCCTGCAGGAGCTGTCGTCGTTAAACAAATATTTCTACGACCGTGTTGCTTAAATAAGCTATTTGTTTCCTCGTCTGAGTTTTCAGCAAGCATATTCATGAACGGATGTTCATCCCATAATCCTTGTTCAAAAGCTAAAAATGCTCCTCTTTCTTTAGCCATAATGACAGAACTCTTATGCGCTGATAGCGCTAGTTCTTTGTAAATGGTTTCTGTCATGTCGACGGCTTCAGCCGACGCGTATTTTATATTCAATCTTGCAAGCGCGTCACCCAAAGCAGTAATTCCAAGACCTGTTCTACGACCATCAAGTGCTTTTTGTCGTATACCCTTCCAAAGATCGAGTTCAATTTGCTTTATGTGCGCTGGTTGTGGATCTGAATTGACTTTTGCAATTATTTTATCAACGTTTTCAATTTCTAAATCTATCATGTCATCCATCAAACGTTGAGCTTTAATAACGTCTGACTTATACGAAGCAAAATCGAATGTAGCATTTTTTGTAAACGGTCTATGAACATAAGTCATTAAATTTATTAACAAAAGTCTACATGAGTCGAGTGGACATAGCACAAGCTCACCACAAGGATTTGTAGAAACAGTTCTAAACCCTTTAGACGCATACGCATCTGCAGGTGTTTGTCTTAAAACCGTATCCCAAAATAATATTCCTGGCTCAGCCGAAGTCCAAGCAGCATTCATCATCTGTTGCCAAATGTCTTTTGCGCGAATACTACGAGTAATTAGTGGTGAAGCACTATCAATCGGCCATCGAAGCATAAACTCATCATCATTCTCGACAGCGTGCATAAATTCGTCTGAAACTCTTATGCTTATATTGGCGCCTGTGACTTTTTTGAGATCACGTTTAATGTTTATAAATGTTTCAATTTCTGGATGTCTAACGTCAATTGTCAACATTAAAGCACCACGGCGACCGCCCTGCGCTACTTCACGACATGTATTTGAGTATTTTTCCATAAAAACACCAATACCGTCAGTTGTTTGAGCAGCGTTGTCTGTCGCTAAACCCTTTGGTCTAATGTTCGAAATGTCTAATCCTACGCCGCCGCGCCGCTTCATAATTTGTGTTAGCTCTTGGTCAGCGTAACAAATGCCTCCGTAGCTATCAGCAGGTGATGAAATAACAAAGCAATTAGAAAGACTTTGCAATCTGTAGTCATTGCCTATTCCCGACATTGGACTTCCTTGCGGAACAACACGAGCAAAATTTTTAAACAACTCGTATATCTCATCCTCAGACATCGGATTTGGATATTTTTTTTCTATTCTTGCAAATTCACGTGCTAAACGACGGTGCATATCGTCTGGATTTTTTTCAAGAATGTTATTTGACTTATCACGCAACGCATATTTTTTCAAAAACACGTCGGCAGCCATTTCATCACCATTAAAATATTTCAATGATGATGCGTATGCGTCTTTGTACTCAAACATTATTATTCTCCATTGCTCACTGCACGAAGTGATGTTGCAGGGCTCATTGAAAGCTCTCTATCTTTCTTAACAGATTCATAAGCACTTTTCATTAATTGCATACTAGAATTTTCTGTCATTTTCGTGTATTCGTCGAAATTTATATCATTATCTAAAATGTCAATAATAGAACGAGCTGTATCAATCTTTACAGGAAATACTATACCATCTTTACCCATTCTATTTTTAGCAACAAACAAATTTCCCATTCCTGTTGCTTTTTGCAGTGGCTTACGAGCAAGTGTCATAATAAAATCACAAACCATGACCTTACCAAAGCTTTCTGAAATTTTATCTAGACCCACAACTTCATTATCACTTGAGTCTCTGTTGCTCTGAGACGCAGTCCAAATAGGAATTCCAAGCTCCATTGCTAATCCACGAAGTTCTTCATACACAAGTTTAAGTTCATGACGAAGACTATCAAATTGACGAGATGAACGCATGATATCTGCGTAATCAATTATCACGACATCAGGAATAAATGCTTTCGTTATTGCTAGTTTTTCTATATGTGAACGAAGCATCATCACCGTTGCTGTGTTCGTAGGATACTCTTTAATGATAAGACGACCCATTCCGTCTAAACTTCTATATTTTTCTACGATAAGCTCACGCTCATCAGGAACATCTGTCGCAGAAACACCCGTAAAATTAGCGTCATATCTAATGCCGACGGCATTTTCACGAAGTTCAAACGTATAATGCAAAACATTTTTACCAGCGCGTATTGCATTTGCTCCCAGCGCAACAAGAACATGACTTTTTCCAACACCTGACGCAGCCATGATTAAGCCAAGCTCACCCTTGCCCAAACCGCCGTTCATAATATCACGAGCATCAAGAGCCTTTACACCCGTTGCAACGACATTTCTTTCTTCTTTTTGAAAACGAGCCTCAAAATCTTCAAAAAAATCATGACCAGTAGTGTTGGGTGTGCCGACAGTAATAGCTTCCTTAATTCTCTCGACAATCTCTTCATATTTTTCTTCACGTGTCAAATCAACAGCATGCTCTAATGCTTCTTTTAACGCTTGATTTTTACAAAAATTTAATGACCTATCCTTCACGTAAGGCAAATCATTCATATCTGGATTATTCTTAAGCGTATGCAAAAAATTAGTTATCTGTGTTGCCATTGCTTTATCAATGTCGTAAAAAGCATCACGAACCATCGTCACTAAAAGTGTTAATGATGGAAATGTTTTATATTGCTCATAATGTTTCTGATAAAGCTCAAAAAGATATTTCAAATAACTTACGTCAAAATACGAAGGCTTAATAACTTCAAGCATTTGTTGTGACCATTCTCTGTCAGACAACAAAGCTTGAATAATCTTTTCTTGAAAAGAACGACCAAATGATTTAAATGACACATCGTTATCAACAGACATGAATACTACTCCAACTCAGCTCAATGTATATTATTAAATGAAGAATAGAAATCATGTGCGTTAAAAGATGTTAATCCTTCATCGGACAATAATTTCATCATCCTAATTTTATTCTTAAATGGTTCAAATGATTTACAAATCGACTCAACCTTATGAACTTGTGTTGCGGCCATATTTGCAATATCTAATCGCATTAATCTCATATTTCTTTTAATATCATCAACACTATTGAGAATGTTCTCAGCCGCTTTAATACCCTGAAGTTTTGAACACTCATTTAATATGTCATCAAGTGTAACGTCACGATGTTCAGCAAGGCACGTAAAACGTTTCGCAAGCGTTTTAAAACCAACATTCTTAACACCAGGAACGTTGTCTGACGCATCACCACATATAGCTTTTGCCAACAAAAAATTTTGTGATGTTATGTTAAACTGTTTAAGAACATCATCACATGTTACAAACTCGTGTTTGCTTAATGAATATTGAATAATATTACTAGACAATAATTGATAAAAATCTTTGTCAGATGACGCTATTATTTTTTGTTCTTTATGAAACATATTATTGCAAATGTATCCAATAACATCGTCAGCTTCGCAGTCAGGAACATATATCTGACAGACAGGAACATTCATCAAGACATTTGTTAAGACAGAAATTTGATACGTTTTGTTTTCAGCGCTATCAGGAATATCTTCATAAAATCTATTCATCTTCGGAGGTTTTCGCTGCGATTTGTAATCTTTATATATTGAACGCTTACGAGATGACCCGCCGCCCTCCCATACAACGAAAATACGGGTTGGCTTGATATCATTAACCATGCTTTTCAATGCATTTAAGAAACCCACAATGCCTCCAGCATGTTGGCCGTTTGTGGTCATGGCAGGATTTCTAACGTAATGCCTTATGAATAAATTAAGAGCGTCGACAATTAAAATACGTTCAGACATAGAGAGGTATATCAACATATCATACTCACAGCATATTTGTCTTAAACAATCAAGAGTTATTATTTCGTATATTTAATAATGCATGAGCTTGCTTACACAGCTTGGTATTAATCTAATAACTCATGGTTTTGGTGGCGATTATTCAACATACGCAAGTGAATTGTCTGAAGAAGAATATCAATACATCAGACGACACAGACTTACAAGAAATGGTAGAAGCTCATCAAATAAAAATTTAAAACAATTCACACAAGTTTATGTTGGATTAATGCAAAATAACGAAACAAACAAACACGGTGTTAAACGTATCGAATACGTTAAATCACGTCTTCCACGTGTGCACGCCAGTCTTAAAGAAACATTAATACGAGAAGGTCTACGCGGAGATGCATTCGACGTAGAACTTAACATTAATGAATGGAAATTTTTGACATTTACAGTTACTGTTGATGCAACTGATAAAACTGATGTCACATATGAGTTTGTTATACAGCAAGATGACGACACAAAATTAGCATTTAGAGGAGTACCGACACCAGACGGTGTTGTTGTAAGAATTCCACCACTTAAAAACAAAATAGAAGATGGCATTTACATTGCTAGCTTACGTGTTTTTACTGATACGCATGTTTTTACGCCTCTTATGATTAGAATTAGCATAAAAGACGATGCAATTAATCCAGCGCTAAAAGAATGTATCAATATGATGCTAAACAATAATCACTCTAATAAAAGGACACTTCTTACATAGATTATGAGTGTAACATTTAACGGTCAAAGTTTATTAATCGTTGTTAACAATGGCGTAACAAATGTTAACGTCGAAACAATATATTCGCTGTGGAAACAATGGGTCAAAATAGAAAACAACGCTGGATTTCCACCTGCATTTAGAACAATTGGAGGCGATAGTTTAGGAAGTGGTTTAGAAGTTGGAGCGTATTATTTCTTACAAAATCAATACGGATGGCGTATACGACCTTATGAAGGTGACCATGAATTAACTATCATTGGTAATCTATACGCAGAAGATACGACAAAAAATACATTCGTACCAACGCTCGGCGACTATACAACTATCGTAAAATTACAAGCATCAAGTCTAACGCAACAAACAGCATTTTCACCAGACGGTATTGGTGCAGCTGTTTGGGGAACTCAACAAGGAACATCGGCAGACAATACGATGCAAAGTCTTTTAGCTAATATTGCTACTGCAGCAAATTTTGCGCAAAACGTATTAGGAAGTTCTTGGGTAATAGAAAATAGTCAGTTAACATTTTACGCATCAGGAAGTAACGAAGTTGTAGCAAGATTTAATTTA